GAAGTACAAGTAATCTTTAACTCTTGGTCTCTTAAATGGTCCGAAAGTCTTTTCAAATTGATAGTCAGCAATGTGAATTTCAAAATCTTCAAAGCCCATGCCGAAGATGTCGTAATTGATTTGTTGTGTTGGCATTTCATTATCTGGAACCGAAACTTTAACGTCTCCTTGGGCAACTACGTTAAACAAAGAATACTCCATGAAAGTAACGTCTCTGGTTCTTTCATCGGGTTCAGTTCTGTAATATCTTACTGGCCATCCAAAGATGTCAGTTGAAATTTCTACAAGCTGTCTGTACAGATTATCGCTCTTATTTAATTCGTATGGCTTAAAGATATTTTCATCAGTCGTACATGGTTTAATGTTGGCGCAACCAATATATGAATATGGATCATCGCATCCTAAGCAATACTGTGGACAAGCTATGATTTCTCCTTCAGTGGTTTCAAGTGTGAACGTAATACTGATCATCGTTAATGACGCACCTAGCGTTAAACGATCAACAGTACCTTTAACGTCAATCCAAAGTGGTCTCGTTCCATCCCATGCGATAAACATCAGATCACCAGGATTCATATCTTTGGTCAATAATTTGAATTCACTGAATTCTTCATTAGTGTGAGACCATCGGTATTCGTAAATAAACTCATTGTTTGCATCTGGCAAAATCATGAAAGTTGCCATCGATGCAGTGAAAGGTGCTGGATCAGCAAGTTCAATGTGAAGTGGAGTAACTTGAAGTGCAACTTCAAGTACGTGATTACCTACGATGATAGAATCACCAGGACTTAGATTAAAATTAGTACCGTACCCTGAAACGGTCGTAGACCCTTCAGTAAAACTAATTTTACCTACCGTATAATCGTTACTTAGACCGGCCAAAATAGACCAATCTGTCACACGAATTACGTTTTCATACGGATCGACAAGTTTTCCAATGATGAAATCTCCGATCTCATTTGCTGTTGAGCCAGTTACCATAAACTATTTATACTTCAATGTTTTTGGCCTCGTCGGAAGGTTCTTCACCAATGATCTTTGGAACCGATGGTTTCTGACTGAAAGTTGGCTTTGAAACCGGTTTAGATTTGACAATATCCTGAGGTTTGTAAACTTCACCCGCAATCCAAGATGCAATGAAACCCGTAAGTGATACGAAGTAAACTGCTAGATCGCTCAAATTAGCCTTAAACCATATTGCAAATCCACCAACAATGGTCCATAGAGCAACGATAATGTATATCATTACTTCTCGTCTAGAGTTTGGACCCTCTTTCATTAAACCAGTCTTTTCACTTGGCCTACGAGACTCTCCCCAGATATAAGTTGCAACGTATGCTGTTAGTGAACCAAAGTAGGCTGCAAGTTGAGTGAAATCAGTATCTTTATAAGCTCCAAGAACTCCCATTGTAATCCATAACAGAACAACAATGTAAACCAACTCCTCACGCTTACCAAAATCCTTTAGTAATTCGCGTAGTTTTTTCATTCAGAAAGTGAGACTTTCTTTTATATATCTCACCAATCCGTGACTAAAAGTACTTCAGGATTATCACCTTCCAGTTTATGGTCAATGATGTCTAAAATCATTGCAAGGGATTCGGCCGTTTGATCAGACATGTCTTCTGAACCTAAAATACTTTCAACTCCCATAGTCAATCGCTTAATAGGCATTGAGTTGTATGGCTTTTCACCAATCAAACCAGCAGATCTCAACAGTGGATTGATCTTTTTAATTTCATGAACATCAATAAATTCGCTCAATCTAACGGTCGCTCTAAGAATCTTATAAGAATACTTTATTTGTCGAGTTGTATTTTCAAAATCTTCAATTACTCTACTAAAGTTTCTACGCTTGGAAAGTGTTAATTTGATCCATTTTAATCTGCCAAAATCTTCAACAATCTTGTGAAGAAAGAATAGAGATGAAGCATCCTTGTGAATCAACTCAAAGGTGATGGCCTTAATACGTCTAATTTCTTTCTCAAAGTTATATTCAAACATCGTCTCCAATTGATATGGAGTAACTAAAATAGATTCATCGTCAACCCTCATGTAGTCCAACTGATTCAGACATTTAGTCCAAATCAAATTATCATAGTGATTATACTTGAACAGCGTCACGTCAATCACATCTACGAAGTCGGATGAGTTGTATATTTTCATCAATAAACTTTGATTGATTTTTCAATCATTTGAAGGTCTTTGTACAATTCAAATTGCGCAAACTTTTTCAGTTCTTCAAATTCTCTTTTGCCAATTTCATTTTTGGTCATATAGAATTTAACTGCTTCGTCTGAAGGTATATATTGATCTTTTACTTTGGCTGCAGACGGTGAAGCTTTTTTGGTCTTGGTGTAAATCCAACCTGGAACGCCTTTAAATCTACCTGCGACCATTCTCCAACTATCAACCACGTGAGAACCTTCAATACCGTTAAGATTGAACGCGTTTGCATTATCAGGAAACTTAATCGAAAAGAAACGATTGATCATAAAGAAATGACGCTTCTTATTATGCTGTTTAATAGCATCGTACTCTTTGGGTTTTTCGAACATCATTTTAATGAAGTCGAACAATTTAGTTTCGTCCAGCATATTAATTATACCCCGTAAATATGTTAAGTTTAGAACAATTCGTTCAGCTTCTTAGTCTTAGGTTGATCTTCCTTCTTTGGCTTTTCATCAACTAATTTTAGACCGCTAAAGGGATCCATTCCTTTGGGTACGACTTGTTTATCGCGATCAGTAAAGCCCGTTCCTTCAAGGATGCGTTCCATCTGTGATAGATTATGGAAATTAGGACTATCATAAGGCTTAGAGATTTCCTTATAGATTGCTTTTAGAATAGGTTCTGGTATGATGCGAACGTGAAGAAACATTAGTTGAATGTTTTGCATCAAATTAGAAGCAATCTGTTCTACGTTTGAGTTACCAACCGACCTATAGATTACATCGCACATGTGCTGACGATTTTCTTTGATGAACAAATGTTCTACCTGAAAACTACCATAGTCTTTTTCATATTGTGCAAGAATCTTTTCAGATTGCTTTTCTGTGATTGAAAAGGTACGATGCTTGCCATTATTCATTTGCTTATCGTAAGTGACAACTGAAGGTATGTTATCTGATTTATCACCGATAAGAATCTTTTTGAACAGAAATTCACGTGAATCTATTTCTTCAATACTAACGCGATTACGTTTAACCCAATCATTAATATCATCTTTAAGACTACCTGCGATGTCAGAACCTGATAGGTTAAATAGTAAGTCATCATCAGACTTGGTATCATTAGACTCACCCTCTAATAGAGCGGTGAAACCGTTAAATGCAATAAGATTACGTTTAGTGTTGTAGTACCAAAGAGTATAACCATCAGTGGCTTGGGTGTAATCAACCAATTGAATAAGATCACGGTCGCCTGTCCATACGATGCAATTGCGGCCCTGATTGTTTAATTCAGTTGCCCATGCAAACAGAATATCGTCAGCTTCGGCACCATTAGTTTGTTGAACAATAACACCCTGTTTTTGAAGAACCGTACGAAAGCTATCGTATACACTATACACTGCATCCCAATCGACTGAGTCATCGGCTACACGAGTACCCTTGTATTCAGCTTCAGGAAACAGATCTTTACGCCAAGACTTAGAATCAACAGCAACAACAACCTGATCAATGAAAGGTCGCATTTTACGAATTTCGCTGGCAATATCGATACACAGCTTGCGCATGAACTGTGCTTTTTCCTTTTCATCTCCTAACAGTTTACCGGACTTGCTACGAGGCATGACATATAGACGGCTGTATACAAAGTAGTTGCCATCGATCATTAACGTGTGTTTGCCTAATTTCATAACTTTTATCTTTATAGGGCTAATATAACAAATTCCGGTGACCCGAGGAAATTATTGCTTAATAATTGTTTGTATTTTGTAAATACATGACAACATTGTAATAACTGGATCAATCACATTGATTCGTTGAGCTTGATGCTCAGCGACAACAATGATGATTTGAGGAATAAATCTTGCAGCCTGTGTTTTTTCTTGCTTGATGTATTCAATGAAGTCTTGTCCTAGTGATTGTAGAACATCATCAACACGATTAGAGTATTCACTAACGAGAAGCTTATAGTTCTTCACTGGATCCATTTCGTTAAAGATGAGTTCAAACACGTCTTTATAGACCGAGTTGAATCGTTTTACATCTTCGATACCAATTGAAGTGGTACCCTGTGACTTATAACCTTGAAGTTTGTTTAAAGTTGTGCGAAGGTCTGGGAAGTTACGACGAACAAACTCAACCAATGCATCTTTTTCAATCGTCAAGTCTTCGTCTTTACAAACTTCATGAACGCGGCGAATGTATTTCTTAGTTAATTCAGCTTCTTCATTCTTATCAAAGTCAAAGTTAATGACTTCAAATCGGCTAAGAATTGGATCTGGTAACTTGTTAATGTAGTTACATGTTGCAATGAATCGTGAGTTGGAAGCAAATTGTTCCATCGTAGCACGAAGAGCCTTGAAGAACTGATCAGATACACCATCGACCTCATCAAGAATAACTACCTTGAATTTATTTCGGTCATCTAGGATTGACATGGTTGAACAGAAGTCAGTGATACGAGTTCTGATAACATCAACTGATGTATCTGTTGAAGCGTTAATATATAGGTAAGGTAACTCAAACTGATTGACAATTGCCTTAGCAGTTGATGTTTTACCAGTCCCTGGGCTTCCAGCGAACAGCATGTTCTGTTGGATTCCATCTTTGAACTTGTTCATCACTCGTTCGGGTAGAATCAAATGGTCCAAGTTCTTTGGACGGTACTTTTCAGTAAAGAGTTGCGTCAATGATTGCATAATTTACACGTTTACAGAGGTTATACCTCACAGCTTACAGTTAGTTTCAATGGCATACGCTAAGAAATATCCGCACATCAAATATAAAGACGGGGTCAGGGGCAAACATGGAGTTGCGTTTGAAACCCTGTCCAAGTTACATAAGCGTTTTCTACTAGAACATCCAAACATCAAAGACTTTGTAAAGGATGAGCAGAAACTGAAGGCTGTATTAGGATTATTCAGAGGTTCAAATGATCGTCACAAGACCAAGCTGTTCTATGACTGGATTGAAGGTGATCTTAAAAAGATCGACGATGTATACGATTCTTATAGATCGATCGATTGGGCTTGCGCAATCTCTGGACGTCCGATCAAATCTAAGATGGGTGACTTTAGCGCTCGAAACTTTGTACACCCAGAGTATTGGGATGCCCTTGAGGTTGGCATTAACCAGAGTGTACTGAAATCTTCACTTGAGTTTCGCCAAAAATGTCAACAGCTCCTCCTGAATGAACAGAAGGAGCTGATGAAAGTGTTCAAAAAGAATGCTAATCCTCGAAAGAGATTAGATTAGTTTTGCAAATCTATCTTTAACTGTGTTAATAGTGTAACGTGATTCGTTTAAAGAATTAGAGTATTCTACCTTTTTAATTTTAGCATCGTACTTGGAATATAAAGGTGTTCCGTTTAGTTGCCATTCTTCTTTTTCTGAAATTTCAGAAGCAAGTTCATTTAAACCCAATTCTTCAGCCCTTAGAATCAATGATTCTTTTGTAGCAGTCTTTTTAACCAGTGCAGATTTAGCATCTTTCATCTGTTTAATATCTTGTTTAGACTTATCGATTTCGGCTTTAATATTGATGATCTTTTCGTCGAAAGATTCGGGATCGGTTGACTTTGCCTTTTCGTCTTCAACTGATTTTAGCTTCTTCTTAAGATCAGCTTCTCTTGCCATTTCATCTTTGATATTCTGATCATATTGAGCAATATCTGCCTCCATGTTATCGTCTTTTCTAGGTTCTTCCTGTTGAGGTTCCTGTTGAGGTTCCTGTTCAGGTTCCTGTTGAGGTTCATTATTGGATGTTTTTTTAGCTTTCGCCGCCGCAGCTGCTTCTTGATCCTTTTTATCTTGCGCAGATTTCGCAGCTGTTTTTTTATCTTCTTCAGAAGGTTCAAGCTCTTTTAGAGCAGCTTCATTTTCTTTGTATCTTTTTTGAAGATCGGCCATTCTTTGCTTTAAATCACCAGCTTCTTTTTTATCAATACCTGCACCTGAGTGAGCTTTGATAACTGCTAGCTCTCCTTCAATTTTAGCGTTTGATAATTTCTTATCTACTAAACCTCCTTTGTTAGCAAATCTATCATTGACAGCATCTTGTAGAGATTTGATTTGACTGGTAAGAAGGGTTTCCCTGTCTTTGATCTTGTTCTTTTGCTCTGTGTTTGGAGCTTCATCCCTTGCAATCTCAAGAGCAACTTTATTAACCTTAATGTTATTAACCTTCTTTTGAGCTTTAACGGCTTTCATTGAAGTAATCCATTGAACGATAATGTTGTCGTCGCCGGCTTCTTCAATTTTTTCAGGAGTATTGAATTCTTCTTCTAGCTCCTCAGATACTTGAGAAACTAGAGTTTCTAGTGATGTGATGATAGTATCGACATCTTTAATAACCGCCTCTCTTGAAGTAGCGGACGTTGTTTCTGCCGCGGCAGGGGCTTCAGCACCTTCCTTTAAGAAAGATTCATAAAGCTTGATCGCAGATTTCATCTTTAATTTCATAGTTGTAGATGTATTTTTATCTATAACCTATATATCCTATAAAAAAAGAAGGGCTCCATTTCTGGAGCCCTTCAAGAAGGATTATACTAAATCTAAAGATTAAGCTAGGTTTAGTAGGTTAGACCAAGTAGCACCAGCTGCGTCATTCGTAACTTCGAATGATACGTACTGAGTCTCTGGGTGGAAACCTGCTTCAACTAGAGCGAATCTAGACTTAACAGCAATCTTAGGAGCCATAGTACCCTCTGCGATAGTCTGAACTGATTCAGCCATTAGGTATGGCATGAATACTAGACCTGGAGAGTTACCATCACCTTTTCTACCAACTACTACAGTGTAATCGTCCCATGCTTTTCTTGGATCAGTGTAAACATTGATACCAGCAACAGAACCTACAGGGTAGATAGCACCAGCAGCTTGAGAGATAGTGTTAGCCATTGGGTTTGCAACGAAACCAGCTACAGCTTGAAGAACAGTTGCAGTCTGTGGACCAACAACTGCGAAGTTACCAGCACCTCTTCTACCTCTGTTAGCGATCAAGTTAGCAGCAGCTAGAATCTGTGAAAGAAGTCTTCTGTGAACTGAAGCAACAGTCTCGCCACCAGCTAGATCAGCAGCAGCAGGAAGTTTTAGGTCGAAACCAGTTGAATTACCAAGTACATTAAGAGGAGCTGCTGGGAATACAGACTTAACGTTTCTGTAACCTAGAACCTTCATTTCTCTTAGGATTAGGTTGTTGATTGACTGAGTTAGTTCGTTAGTTAGAACTGCCTCAACTTGAGCTACAGCGTCAACACCGAATTGCTTAAGATCTTGAACTTGCTCTCTAGTAACTGCAGCAGCAACTTGGAAAGTTTCAGCAGCAACTGACTTAGAGAATAGAGATAGACCCATGATGTTCTCAGCCTTTCTCTCACCGTCTTCTCTCTTGAAAGGATCGCCAGCAGCGTTAGATGCAGAGAAACCAGGAATGTGGTCTTCTAGAGCCTTAACTAGTTCAACTGTTGCAGCTGGAACAGCTACAGCCAATCTGAAGTCAGCTTGTACGTTAGCATCGATTAGTGCAGTACCGATCACCTTGTAGATGTCGTTACCGTCGATTCTTGAAGTACCAACGAACTCGTATGCAGCGTGAGTAGCACCACCAGCGATATCAGCACCAGTACCTGAATCAGTTGAGAAGTAGTATACGTTAGCTAGTTTAGCGTCATCTCTCTTCGCGCCACCGTCGTATACGAAGTCTAGGTAAGAAAGTAGACCCATTGGACCAGCCATAGGAACTACAGGAACTAGATCTAGACCTACAGTTTGTGCAGCAACTTGCATTGCTAGAGGAAGTAGTGATGGAGACTTGTCACCAGAACCGTCACCTGCAGAACCTGCAGTGTTGAATGCTGATGGGAAAGAAACTGCACCCATACCTTTTACCATAGATGGTAGAACTGAAGAAAGTGTAGCTTCTTCATAAAGCTTGTGATTGTGGCAGTATTCTGACATCCAAGCTAGTTTGTTTGAATCGTTGATACCAGTAGCAGACTCGATGATAGGAGCCCATGTTGCTCTGATTTCAGCTTCATTGATTAAATTTGCCATTGTAATTTATAATTTTTTTTGGCGTTTGGTTTTGATTCGACATGCTTGAACGTTTTGCTTCTTCGTTCTTGTCGATTAGGGTATATATTCAGTTAATTTGATAACCTTTTCAGATTTTTTTGAAAAAAATGAAAAATATGATTTTTTATTTACCTGATTATGTTTTATAAGAAGAGCCCAGACCCAATGGATCTGGGCTCGTTAGTATTACTTCTTAAATCTCTTAGCGATTTCTTCGCCAATACCAGTTACATCGTAACCGATAGATTTCTTAGGAGCTTCTTCTTTCTTAGCTTCTGTGATCATAGTTAGCTTTTCCATAACTGGAGCAACTTCTCTTAGATCTCTTGTTTGCCAGAAGTTAGCAACTTGGTAAGGAGTAGAAAGCTTCACCATCTTAGCTTGAGCAGATAATTGATTTCTCTTAGCTTCAGATAGGTTATTCCAGATCTCTTTGTATTCAGCTGGAGCAGCTTCCACAAAGTAAGGAGTAGTTTGACCTGCAACTTCAACTAGAGCACCTTCCATTAGAGTAACAATTTGTGACTCTGTTAGGTAACCTCTACCTTCAACTGCTGAAAGAACTTTAGTTCTGTCTTCAACTTCTAGTTCGTTGAATCTTGTCTTAGTAGATTCAGATACAAACTTGAAGAAGTGAGGATCGTTAGTCTTCTTTTCAGTAGCTTTGTTGATTAGAGAAGAAAGCTTCTCAGAGATTTCTCTTTTGTAAGACTCTAGAGCGTCATCGGTGATTGCATCTTCTTCAGATGGAATTTCCTGATCAGCTTGCTTAGTGATTTTCTTATCGTCTTCAGAAGAAACTTCGTCCATATCAGCTTCTAGGTCTTCAGCGTCGATAGCACCTTCAGCAGATTCTTCAACTTCTTCACCTTCTTTAACTGTTACAGGGTATGTCTTACCGTCGAATTCAAATTCTTTCTCACCTTTATCTTTAGCTTCTTTAGCTGCAGCAGCGAAAGCTCTTCCTTCTTCGACTTCTTCAGTCTCTTCAGTCTCTTCTGACTCTTCAGCTTCAACAACTTCTTTAGCAGCTTCTTCACCTTCATCTTCTGGTGCGTCTTGATCAGCTGCGTCAAGTTCTTTCTTGTCATCTTCAGAGTAAACCTCTTTAGTGTCAGCCTCTAGGTCTTCAGCTTCAACACCAGCTTCTTCACCAGCTGCATCAACTGAACCTTCAGCTGAATTGTCACCAACGTTTTCTAGCTCGTTCTTGTCTGCTGCTTCTTCGTGATCTTTTGCTGCTCCTTCACCTTCTTCTTCAACGATTAGGTTAGAATTAATAGTTTCAGCAATGTAATCAGCGTATTCAGAGATTGACTCGATGTTTTCTTTTAGGTAGTTTAGATACTTTTGAACATTCTCACCTGTAGTAACACCTTCGTTGTAAGATTCTGCCAAATAATTAGCGTAATCCTTAACGTTATTTACTGACTCAGCGATGTGCTCAGAGTATTCAATTCCTTGGTCCAACTTTTCTGCCAAGTAGTTAGAGTATTCGATGTTACCATCTAATTTTTCTGCAACGTACTCAGAGTACTGAATACCTTTGTCAGCTCTTTCAGCAACGTATTCTACGTACTCTGTAAGAGCTTTCATCTTCTCTTCAATAGTCTCAGTAGAAACGGCGGCTAGAGCTTCTTTAAGCGATTTGATCTCTTCAGCAAGGTAGGCAGAGTACTTGTTGAAATCTTCAACCGCTATAAATCTAGCTTTGTTTTCCATGATGTTTGTATCGTTATTTTCGATTTTAGTTTCTGTTTCAAGTAGAGTAGCAACTCCTCCAATTTCATAGATTTGAATTAGATCGTCGTTAGCTAGTCCGTAAGATTCATTTACTCTTGCAAGTTCAGCGTTCTCGAAACCTGGATCAGCAACTAGATCGTAAGTGAAAAGTTGCTTGATTTTAACTTTACCGTCTGATTCAACAACACCAGCAGCTCTTGAAGAGATGTGCAATGGAATGCCAGAATCAACTAGAGCTTTAGCTTGCTTTCCAGCATCTGTGTCTAGTAGTCTGATTCTACCTCTGATTTGCTTAGAATCTTGATCGTAGTGAAGTTCCTCGATTACGTGTGAAACGTTTCTTAGAGAAATGTCAAATTTTTGTGGGTGATCAAGCTCACCTAATAGCTTAGATGACTTGATTTTCTCCTGTAGAGATTCGATTTGTGGTAAGTATTCTTCAGCTGTATAGATACGATTGTTTCTATTCTTTTTGTCCAGCTCTCCGAAAATACCTTCGAGTACGTATGAACCTCCTTCTGATTTGAAGTCCAGTGTATTCGATGATCTCTCAAGGATCAATAGATTATGTTGATTCATGAACCTTATAGTATATTTGGTTTATATATCCTGATGAAAAAAGAGAAAAATGATTTTTTATAGATCTGCTAGAGGATCTTCCTCTCCATCTCCACCATCAGCTTCTTTCTCAGCTTCTTTTTCTTTCTCTTTCACTTCTGCTTGATAATCATTGAAATACTTTTTGATCTTTTCAATGTCTTCAGTAGAAAATGATAATTGACCAAACTTATCGTACATTTTATCTACTGTTTCTTCCTCTGTTTCAGAAGATATTACAATGCCTAAGATCTCTTCTGAAGAGATTTCAGTTCCATCGGTTGTAATCATATCGTCGATCACAACTTCTGATTCTTCTCCGGCTTTAATAGCATCTTCAGTAATTGAAGACCAGTATTGTTCAAATGTCTTTAGATTTTTCATAGTCTATTTATCTGTGTGTTACATTCCTCCGCCCATCGCTGCCATTGGGTCTGGATCATCTTCACCAGCTTGTTTAGCTTCTTTACGAGCTTTATATGCATCGTTAGCTGCTTTATCGTCTGGAGTTAGTTTTAAGTATCTGTCAACTAAGAAGTCCATATCAAAGTAGTGTTCTTCTTCCATCGTTGCAGGATCAGTAATAACTAGGTTATCTTTCAATGAACCGATGAAGTCAATTCTACGTTCCATGATTTCCATGTTCTTCAGTTCAGCAAACATGTTCTCTTCATTAAATCTTAGAGCGATTTGAGTTCTAAATGCAGCATCATCTGCAAACTCTGGGAATTTAATAGACAACTGGATGAACAGTGGCTTTACAAGAACTTCTTGGAAAGCTGATCTCAAACGTCTAACAAATTTAGAGAACTTGATTTCGTCTCTAATCATACCGTCAGCTGCAAGGTTGAATTCACCACCGCCATCTTCATACATGAAACGGTTGAATGGAATCTTAGATACATGCTTCAACTTATCAGAGAAGTACTTAAGAGCTTCCGTGTCTGATAGATCTGGACCATCACCTCCTAGGGTTTCAATCTCTGGTGATTCACCTTCTTTTGAAGGCAACCAGTATTCTTTGTTGAACTGCATCATTGGCTTACCGTCGGTTGTCAGTGTACCTGATTCCCAATCAAAGTCAACGACTTCTTTATAGTTATTCATCAATTGTGCTAGAGATTGCTTAGCACGTGTTTTTGATTTACCACCCATTGGAATCACAAACTTCATTCTGAATGAAGCGTTAGTCACTGCCCAAATAACTCGGGTGTGTTCCATGATTCTCATTAGGTTAAATGCTCTAACCAATCTTTCTACATAAGAAACTCTTGATGCAGTTGTAATTGAAGAGTATGAGATGTAAATGATCTGTGCATCATAAAGAACTCTTTCCTTAATAGGATCATCCTTATATTGAATCCAAACCTTTTTACCGTCTTCTTTATTATAACCTGGCATTAGGGTTACAGGATCTAGTTCTTTAAAACCAATGATCTGCTTTTGGTCAGGTGAATAAATGATTTCAAACGCTAGGTAACCATCAATCAGGAACTTTCTAAAATAGTACCATGCAGATTGATCTTGGTTAAAACCAAAGTATTGATAGATTTCTCTAAATGCTCTCTTAAAATAAGCATCTACTTCATCTGATACATCAAATCCGATGATGTCAGGATAACAGAAAAAGTTCTTTTCATCATAGACAACTGTCTCATCACAAAGAATGTCAAGAATGTCTTCAATTTCATCATGAAGTGAGAATCTTCTAAGCTCATCTCTTTTAGCAGGATAGTTTTTATCAAAGAAAGGAATTTGCTTTCTCATGTTGGTGTCGGTCATCGACAACGCTGCAAACGCAGCATAGATGTCGTCATTGTCAACACCCATCGGGTTGATCTGACCGTAACCGAATTGCGCTTCCATTGGTCCGATTGCTTGAGATTGGCGCAATACCAAATCATCATAATACATACCGAACGACGAAAGTCGCTTCAGACCATCACTAAGAGTGAATGGTCTTCTGCCCGTCGATAGGGGACCGTTTCTATTTTCTACAAAACCTGCCATGTGTTAAAAACTAGTTTCTCGTTATATATTCTTCATTTTTTGTTGTAATCTCTGAACTGTCTCTGAATGCTAGCTAATGAAGCTCCTTCTAGTTCTATGAAATCGCACAACGCAATTAGGTGCCAGTTCTCATAACTAACAACCGCTTGCTTTCTTTTCAACATCGGGATGTACTGCCTAACAGCAAATCCAAACCCGTATCTGTCTAAATAACTTTTTGCACCTGCATAAGTCATTTGTAATCGACCCTGAGCATTGGCATCATCCTTTGCTCTTGTCGTTAGTGTCTTAATAGAACCACTGAGACGTGTGTAAATATCGTCTAACAGTTTTTCTTTAATTTCAACCGGTAATAGATTTAGATTGATTCCGCAATCATTTCCTGCTACTGGATCGAGCGCTAACACAACGGGATTTCTGTCCCACCATGCAAGATATTGTTCTGTTTTCGGGTTATCATACCTGAAAACATATATTTTACCGGGAATAAAGGGTAAAGTTTTCGATTTAGCAACACTTTTATCTCTAAAAGAGTTTAAAGCTTTGTTATACCATACCTCGGCCGCCTTTCGAGCAGCCGTCTTACCTCCATTATCCTTAGAATACTTTGCTATTTTAGATTTGATTTCTCCCATCACTTAAGCGAGTTTTCTGTCATAACAACAAACCTACAACCTCGGTCTTCAGCATACTTTTTAGCTGAAATATATTTATCACGATTCGTAACGTACTGTTCGGCTAAGAATTTATAACCGTCAATTGCCTTTTTCGAATTTGTCTTCGGTGGTTCAGGCTTAGTGATTTGAGCTTCGGGTTTGATTTCAACAATCAATTGCTCTTGGGAACCATCTTCCTTTAGGATCTTAATGTAAAAATCGGGGTGGTAGGTTCTTTCTTTTTTGTAAAGAGTTGACCAATACTTGATTTCAATCGGTTCACTAGACCACATTAGAACTCTTTCATTGGTGTCGCACCAAATCATGAACTTACGTTCCCATGAACTTCTGAAAATAACGGGTTGCGGACCCACATACTTTTCTAAGTTGTGAGGCTTATAGTAACCTTGGATGAATCCAGATTTCTTAGTAGGTTTAACCCGTTTAATTGACATTAAATTGTGTAAATTCCACCTTCTCCATCTTCGGTTCTATAACCTGCACGATCGATTGAAAGTGTGCCCTTATACTTTTGTGGATGAATCTTATTCCAACCCTTTGCATAACCTCGCTTTGCAATCTCTGTAAAATATGCAAATGCATTAGGGTATTGTGGATTGAAGTTTCTCCAATACTTCAACATATCTAGTAGCGCAAACTGAAGACAGTCCTCTCGATCTTCATCGTAGACGTATTTCATTTTACGAATGGCTCGATCCGCCAAAAGCATCAGCATTTTTTCAGCATCAGAAGTTAATTTGTCCTGATCTTTTGACTTAACGATCTCGTTGTAAAGATCCTTGTTATTAAGATAATTTCTAGCCACTGTTGTGTTGTGTATTATTTGATACCTTTTATACACCTAAAAGGCCAGAAAGTTTATTCCTGGCCTTTTCGTGTAGGGTTAAAGTAAATTAAAGTGCAGATTTGACTTCGGCAATATCTGCCTCAATCTTCTTGATCTCACCTTCAATCAGAGCATCAGCTGCTTTGATTTCATCGATAGATCTGTCTGCGTCAGCTAGAAGATTTCTCTGATCCTTTAAGAAGTGAATCATTTCTTCTAGATTTTCGATCTTCTTAAGAGTTACAACTCTATCAGCTGCTTCACCTTCTAATAGATTAGATAGGAACATTGAAGCGTCAAGACCAGTCTTTTCAGTTACGTACTCAATCGCTGTATTTGCAGTGTTAACTCTTGTGAACTTCTGCATTCTTGTAGATTTGTTGAACGTAGATGTGTAAACGTTTTCTTCTAGTTTGAATAGATCTACAACGTTATTAGCATTTTCAAATGTCTGAACGAAATCTAGAGCGATGTACTTATCAACGTTAGAAGCTGCTTCAACGAATAGCTCAGCGGTCTCTTTATGTTCGTATCTAATGACACCGGCTGCCAAAACGTGATTAACGAAAGATTCAGATAAAATCTCGCTATTACCCAAGAAGAACTTGCCTTCTTCGATCGAGTATCTCATTCTGTTAACTCCATGAAACCATCTGATTTCATTGTTTTCAAATCTGAATGCTGAAAGAGCTTCAACAAGTCTTGTAAATTCTGAAGGGATTTGACCTTCTGCTTCTGAGATCTCGTTAGTTTCAGTGTTAACTACATAAGGTAGGTTTCTTACTGCAACTAGAACTTGATTCTCGCTTAGTTGGAAAAATGGTGAAATAATCATCTTTGAGTGATTTATTTTAATCTTTAACTATATATCAGTTAATCTACGATGCCCGGGGGATTGGATACATTAGTTCTATCGAACCTGTCGGGCGCAGTTTCAGTGGTGTAAGAATGAATTTCAAACATTCTGTTACCAATGTGCATTTCAGTTTCAAATTCAAACGATGGAATGAATGAACTAACTTCAACTGAGAAAGTAATTTTGTAACCTTCTTTAGAGTCGAATGTAAATTCAATTGGTCTCTCGGTTGTGTAGTCCTCGGGCATTGCATAGTATGAAGAGATTCTATATGTGCCTTCATCTAAGTGGCCAACCTCGACGTTAAAGTAGTTTGACTTATACAACCTTTTAATGATCATCTCAGTGATCTTAAAGTTATCTAGTTGTGAGGAAGTAATAATCTCAATATCAAATGAAAGATTGACCGGAATCATCTCAAACTCCGCTGTGTAACCTTCCATAGCACCTTGATCGTTCATCTTAGCGTATTCACCCCTGGTTCTCTTGTTAACCAGTTTAGAAGAATCAATTGACATTGAAGTTAGGTTTGCAACACCTCTTGGAACAATGTCATAATTGCCATCCGCTCTAACATCTCCTGGAGCACAGTTCAAACCGTCCTTGGTTAAGAACAGAAACTGATCCTTTAAAAAGTCTTCATCTCCAGAAATAGAGTAATAGAATGGCACGTCAACCTCAACTCGAGTATCTGCATCCATCTGACGATAGAAGTAAACTTTGTTGTTAAGGTCTGCAAGAAGTCCGATGATCAAGTGTCTAATAACACTGTCATCCTTGTTGTACTTTACGTTGTATGTTGCCATACACTATATATCTTATTCGATGGACTCTATCTCGAACTTCGAGAACCCGTTATCACGATAGATCTGTAACTTTTTGTCAAAGATTTCGTGAGGTAGAACGGTGTGATTGATAACAAAGGTGTTGATCTGGTTTTCTTTGATCACCTGTGATAGAATCTTCAAGATGTTGTAAACACCATCCTGGTCAACAGAACTCAACAATTCGTCAAGGAATAGAAGGTTCAATTGTGGGAATCTGAGTTTTAGGATCTTGATGATGGCAATGATGATAATGAAATCCGCCTTCTTACGTTCACCGGTTGATAGGGTCATTGGGTTAACCTCTTCACCGTGATTGGTAATGATACAATCAAACTTGTCATTGAATCGAATGTGGAACGGAAGGTGCATTGTGTTCGCCATTGCAGCGATGTTGGTGTTCAATCCAGGTAGAATAGTCTTAACCGCTAGATTCTTCACACCGTCTTCACCTAGGATTGATTCAATCAACTCTAAGAACTGATAATCATTAGAGTGTTTAGACTTATCCTGACTCTTTTGAACCTCTTGGTCTTCAAACTCACGAATTAGGGAGTTCAAGGATTCAAACTGTTCTGATGCCCCAACCGTTTCTTTGATCTTAATCAACTCATTCTTGATTGAACGAATGTTGGTATTCAGGGTTGAAACCTTATCTAAGACCGCACGTTCTTTAACACGAGTATCATTAATCTTTTGTTTGATTAATTGAACCTCTTGTTCCGCCTTTTGAAGTTGTTCTGGAGTTTCATTAACTCGGTCTTTGTACTCCTTTTTCTTGTGAACGTGAAATTCAGAATCTAAAGGTGCTTCACAAGTTGGACAGGTGTTGTTCTCGTATAGGGACAGTTTTCTCTTCGCAGATTCAAGTTCGTACTTTAGTTTGGTGTAACTTGAGGTCTTGGTTTCAAGATCAGTTTCAAACGTGCCAATCCTGTCAGTGATCTGATCTCTTGCCTCTTCAAGTTTCTTACGATTGTCATCAAACTTTACCAGTTGTGACTTTAATTTTTCAATCTGACCCTTGGACTTTTCATCACTCTCCGCTTGTAATTGATTCAACTTCATTTTAACCTGAACGATTGATTCTTCAATCTGTCGCAGTTCAGTGTCATACGAATCAATATCCGTCTTTAGGTTCTTACGTTCCTCCTTAACGGTTCGTTGCATGTCGTTCAGGATTGAGAACCCAAACATACGGTCAATGATCTGTTTCTTGTCCATTGGGGACATGGTCAAGAAGGATTTAAAGTCGTTGATTGATAGGATAATAATGTTCTTGAATACGTGATATGGAATTCCATACACCTCTTCTTCAAGATACTCTTGAACTGATCTCTTACCCGCTTTGTCAAACTCAACCCCATTAACTAGGACTGAGAACCTAGAGGGTGCAAGACCACGTTCAATCTCAATGTCCATCGTACCACACTGAAGTTTGATACGAACCCATAATTCACGGTTAATACGGTTTGGAAGATCTGACATTCGAACACCTTCAACCTTACCATACAGGGCAAAGATGATTGCATTCGCAATGGTGGTCTTACCGTCACCGTTTTTACCCAGGGTCAAATACAACTCCGCCTTATCGTCAGAGAATTCAATCTTTTGAACCTTGTTTCCGTAAGATGCGATGTTCTTAAACTCTATCGACTTAATCTTCATCCTTCCTCAGTGTTTACCTCGTAGTTATAGACACATCTGTCATGTAGATCTTTTAGAGTCTGATGTATCTTTTGTTTCATTTCATCGTCATGAGGTAACCCATCTACGTAGGTTCTGAATAGGTGTTGGATGTTATAATTTTTGTACTGTCCTTCAATCTCATCCATATCATACAGATCCTTGTCGATGATGTCTTGTTCCTGATAGATGTTGGGTTCGATTCGTCGAGCGGACTTTTGAATCTTCTGAATTAGGGTGCCAAGGGATGCAGTCTGTGCAATCGAACTTGGAATGTACAGATCAACAAAGTTATTGTCAATGTGTTTCTTAAAGTCACCTAGAGTGGTATTGTACAGTGTAGTAATGTTGTACTTTACAAACTTGGGTGAATACTTGTTCTCAAAGAAGGTTTCTTCCATTGTTGACAAGTCAACCAGGTCAAATCCTTTAGGGTTTCCAGAATCTGAACGGGTTAGTTGGTACGGAGTACCAACCATTCGGAGTTGTCCTTTCTTTTGACGGTAGTGAATGTGACCTGAATACACTGCGTCATAACGATCAAAGTTTTGAGAGTCAGACCCATGTTCATTCTTAACCTTTGAATTCAATGCAACGCCTCGTACTTCTGAGTGACAGAAAACGATGTTAGAGTTAGGAAACTCAGCGAGGGTTTCAGACTCATGATCAACGTCTCTTCTCCATGGCATCAGTAAGATCTTCTTGTCTAACCACTTATATTCGATCGGGTCTTTATAAACCTGTACACCTGGGATCCACTTGATTGAATCAATCGCAGACACGTCATTAGATTTCTTGGCCCAAATGTCGTGGTTACCAACAATAACATGTGTAGGTAGAATCTTACCCAGTCTTTCGAACAGGTTGATTGCATAGTGGAGAACCTTTAGGTTGATGGACTGACGATTGTCAAATGCATCACCAACCTGAACCAACACATCACCAGGTTGAACGTTCTTTTCAAGGGTTGGAATAAACACCTTATCGTAAAAGTCCTGTTGAATTTCCAACCACTCCTGAGAATTGGCACGAACCCCTAAGTGCATATCACCTAGGATCCACACCCTTTTAACGGGTTGTTGAAGTGTTTTCTGATCGATCATTAGAATAATCGGTTAATGTTCTTCTTCTTAAGAATTCCTGTTTTGTTGTCAAGTTCTTCAATCAAACCCTCCTTAAAGGTGTTTGATAGGGAATTATAGAACTTGGTTGGGTGAACGTTAAAGTAATCGCATAACTCAGAAAAGATTTCAATTCTAGAGTGGTTACGTACAAGTTCTCCTTCAATGTAATCATAAACGCTATTGATGTCGTTCTTCTTCAACTTACGTGAATCTGAGAACTCGTCTAGATCATTAAAGGTTTTGAATCGTGAAGATTCAATTAGAGCGTGAATCTTTTCCTGTAGGATTCGCTGTTGAATCTTTTCTTCTTCAGGTCGATCATCAGTCCATTGTGGACTGAGGTTAAAGGTCATGGAGCCATCCAATTCGAATTCAGTTGATTCGAAGTTGTTGTCAAATATTTTATCGTGTCTTTCGCGTGACATATCTTATAGTGTATGTATGTTTGAACCGGTGATGTCCTCGGTTTCGTTTAGTCTCATCATATTATAGTTGATTATCAACCTACATTTTGTACCCTTACCTTCACCATCTCTGATCTTTAGGATTTTCAACCAGTACTCAAAGTTCGCTCGCATCAAATCATCTTGAATAATACCCAACATTACATCTGCAGTGTGTGATAGACCTGCAGATTCCGCAACGTCAGACATTGAGATGTCAGATGCATTATATCCTGAACGCGTGATCTGTGTCGCTGTAACAATTAGCCAATTGTTACGAACTCCCATTGCACGAAGATCTTCAGCGATCTGTTTGATTTTCAGATAGGTGTTCTCCGAGTTTGGATTTCTGTAATTTGAAAGAATGTTAATGTAGTCAATTACGATTACATTTAGTTTTACTTTCTTTTCTTCTTCAACTTGTTTGAGGTACGATTCAATATCGAGAACCGTCGCCTGTGAAGTTGGAAACTGTTTAACGAATAGATTTCCAGGAGGAGTTAGACCATTACCAACAGTTTCCAATCTACGTTGAATGTAGTCCTTATTCTTTGACTTTTCCTGGTACTCGTTGATTGGAATTGATAGAAGGTTTGAACCAATACGTTTTACAAACTTATGGTCCGCCATTTCTGCAGTAATGACCGCAGTGTTGTGACCCATTTTAACAGCGGTTGCAGCATCATTCGCTAGAAAGATTGACTTACCGATGTTTTGTTCACCAACGTAAACAATTAAGTTACCACCTCTATCATATCCACCGCCAAGAAGACGGTCAATAAAGTTGTAACCCGAACTTACCTTTTCAGTTTCTTTTTGATCGTGGGCATTAGGGTCAAAGAAGTCTAGACCCAGGTTAGAATCAAAGTTAATTGAGTTACGGTCATTGATTAGACCTTTAAACTTATTGACTAAAGCATCAACGTTTTCAGGTGTAACTGTAGTGGTCTTAATGAACTCGATTGAATCTGCGAGAGATTCATTGAAGTTGCGCCATTTGATCCAAGACTCTGCGGTTGAGGTCAACCATTCGTCATCGTATTCATGTAGATTGACATCATAGATGAGGTCAATCATTTCATCACTTACCTTTTCTTTTTGCTTTGAACTCTTAACGAGTAGCTTCATCTGATCCTTAGAAGGAGTCTCGTGAAACCGCTCGTAGAACTTGTGAGCTAATTTAGATAAGTGATCAATCTCTTCAGAAGTGTAGAAACCACCCTTGATGGTATCTAAATACTTTACCCTCTGTAGAGATAGCTTAAAGAATATCTTTTCAAAATCTTGACCGAACTGCATTATTGAGTATATTTTAGGCTTCTATACGAAATTGACCAACTTGTTTACTATATGGTTCATTTTCCCATAGATTAATTGCAATTGCATGTCGAGTTCCACTCGTTACTGGTTTAACTTCATGAACATAATTGCCTGCTCCAAAGATAATTAATCGATTAGGTTTAGCCTTTACGATCTCAGGTGGAGAGTTCACTCCGTCTGTGTAAATTGCTAATTCTCCACCTTCAAATTCTTGACCTGCTGGATAATATACTGTTCCTATTAATGGAATCACAATAGCACCAGTTTTTTCAAACCAAGCTTCATCTTTATCGTAATGATTTCCAAGAATATTTTTGAATCCTTTTTCTGGATTAGCAGTTTGAATTCCAGTCCAATATTCAAATCCATTGATATTAAAGCTCTCATTGATTGGACAATTATGTCCCCAAATATATTCAATCAATCTTTTCTTAATTGTATTAGCTGATGAATCCCACCATCCTCCCCAGTAATAATAAACACCGGGATCGGCAAAAAAAGTTTGATCAGCTGCAATATCTTTAAGCAACATTTCATCTTTTACGAAGTTATCAATTACTACAATCATTCGAATGGATTTATTATAATTTTGTAGGCTTCTTTGCCCGGTTGATCTTTAGTCTGTTCTAAATAACCTTCTTCTAATAGTTTATTTAGAGATGCATCGATCACTTCTGGTGAAAAGTCTTTGAAGTGATATTGGACTACAGCATGTTTGGTAAAACTATCCTTATAACGATCTGGATTACGATAGGCCAGATTGATATAGAAATGTAAGATGTCAAAAGGATCTGGATAACTTTCCAGATCCTTTTCAATCCCTAGGATAAATTTAATTGGGAGACGATCTTCGTTAATCGTTAGCAACATCTTCTAAGATCTCATCAATGTTTATATCTTCGATCTCTTCCATATTGTAGTTGAAGATCGGTTGAATGTGTGCATCGATTCTCTTTAGAACCTCAGTCGTGAATACCTTATCAGTGAAGAAGTCTTTGTTATCGACTGCTTCGTCAAGGTGTTCACAAACCCAAGTGCGTGCAGTTTTCTTTAAGATCTTCTCACCGGTCTTAGGATCGATAGTTCCTCGATCGACACCGCAAATATCCCATGATACGTAGTTTTCAAGACCAACGTAACGGTTCATGCCTTTAGAGAAGTGCAAGTGAAACTTGATCTTTGAAGGTTTAGCGAAACGGTTCTTGTTAGGTGACGCAGTAACGATAATACCTGCTTTCTGATCTCCTTCTTTCAATTGTGCCTTGTTCAAGAATAAAACGATTGACGCTGCATATTCAGGACCTGTACCTCCACCTGCAATTTGAGTTGGGATAAAGGATTGTGATTGATATGTGTGGTTGGTGAACAAGAAAGGAATCTTTAGATCTGCCATCGGAGTCATGATAATTCTAAAGATTGACTTTAGAACCTTTGAACGTGTCATATCCGACTTATCAGACCCCGATGCAGCATCGTCAATTTCCTTTGCGGTTGCAAGGTTACCGGCAGAATCAAGAATAATTAGGATCTTAGGCAATTCTGCGCCTGATGCTTTTGCATCTTGCATTTTCTTGGTGATGCGGGTGACTGAAGTACGGAAATCTTGAACCGTATTAACGGGTTGATAGTTAACTTTGTTTGTATCAATGCCAAACTTCTTCATTTGATCTCGATCCACCGCAGCTTCAGAATCATAATAGATGATACTGTAGCCCATGTCAATTGCCCTCTTCACCGTGTTCAACATCAAATATGTCTTACCCGTTCCTGAAGGACCAGCAACCGAACATGCTCTATTATTTGGCCATCCGCCAAACACAGACCCTGAGATACATGCGTTCAGGTTATAGTTGCCGGTGTCGATCCACTCTGTAACTTCACTAAAAGAAGAGTGTTCCATGATAGAACCTAACGGATTGATGTCCTTCAACTCTGCGTTAAGATCTTCAAATGTGAATTCAGTTAATTTCTTCGCCATTGTTTTCTAGGGTTTGTTGTTCTTTTTCTCGAAGAGCTTGAAGCTCTGTTAATAGTTTACCTGTCTCGATTTCAATCTTTGACATGTTATCCTGTAGACGATTCAACTCACGGTAAATGAAATCATATCGTTCAACAAAGAATATTTCGTTTTGTGATAGACCTTCAAGGTCTCTTGGTCTGAGTGCCATATTTTTAGTAAGCTGGACTGTTTTGCTGGATGTAATCCCATACTAGTTTGCGAACAGATGCTCCAAATTCCATGTCGTTTGGATTTTCAGTGTGAAGTTCAACTAATTGGGTCATGAGTTTATTATCTTCCATGATTAGTGTATTTTAATTTATACTACGTGAATGTGTTTTGTTTAGAACAAAGAAGTTGAGTAAATTAGATTACGATTAATGGACTGTAATCCAACTGACGTTAACAATCGATTCAAGGGATCAATGATTGATTTTTCAAACTGTGTTTCGTAATCAACCTGTGGCGCAAATTCATAAGGATGATCTCCTGGAAGGTATGCAAATACGTCTGAAATTCCACCTGGATCAATTGCGTGATAGATCTTCAACTTCTCACCATTACCAATCAGTCGATACTTTGATTTGAATTTTTGGTTGTTGTTCAACAAGAAGTTGTAATATCCTGCAGCCTTTACGTTGGGCGGACACTTTAGACCAAACTGAAATTCAATATGATCATCAACAATATATCTTTCAATGTTATTCGTTCTCTTATTGAACGCAATTTCATCGAGCTTGGCCATCTTGAACTGCTTCTTGGCTTCGCTTAAGAATGATGTAAGTTTTTGAAGGGTGTCTGCTGTAGGGCCAGCCTCTTCATTAAACATAATCTTAAGGGCCTCTGTTAATTTAGCCCTAGCAAACGTAGGAGTAGAGGATTGAATGGTATCAAATCCAATGGTCTTTACTTTACTCAGTGGCTTATGGCGTTCAGTCGTAGGAATCTTATCATCCCACGCAATATCCTGAATGTACTTTTTCTTACTCATCCAAATGCCAGAGTAGGCCACTGTTTCTAGCTCAAAAACTAAGAAGTTATCGGTGTTGGCTGCTACTGCATACTTTTCCATTGCTTTAACAATATACTCTTTAATTCTAAAATTGTATACTGCTAGGATGAATGTATCAATGGTCATCGGTTCTCCTGTCCATTCACATGTTTTATACATCTCATCGAACTGTACGTAGCACGAATCAGTATCAATGTAAATTACAGATGGGCGGTGGCATTGTCCTTTAACTGTTACGCCGATGTGTTCGTGTAACTTAGTGTCTTTATGCCAAAAATCATGAAAGTACTTATTTAATACTTGTTCAGAATACAGGATAGCGTTTTGACCCTGTAAGGTAATTGATTCGGCAATATCTAGATTAAAGAAGTGAAACCACTTATTACCAAATGCACCGTAAACTGAGTTTAGCGTTACCTTAACCGCTTGCTCATAAGCCGTAAACTTGGCGGACTCTTTTTGATAATAGTCCACCAAGCTTTGTAGCTCGTCTTTTCCTAGTCGATCTAGGGAAGTATTCTTTAGTTCTTCTAAAGTCATTATTCAGCCGTTTGACAAGTAGCAATCGTCAACAATGTGTTAGAGTCATTAGACTTCATAACAACCTTATTTGCTGATACGTAAACTGCGTACTCTTCACGGTCTAGAAGATTCAAATACTTTTTGTAAAGGGTTGCAGAAGCTGATTGACCATTGTACTCTGAACCTGCTTGATAGTTATAAGTCTTACCTTTAACTCGAACACCTTCGCCATTCGCTTTAATTTCAAACGTTTCATCTTTATCAAGATTAAACAGTGACTTGATTTTACCAAGTGTGAAAGTGTCAAGCGTAAAATCAAATGCCGACCCTTCACGTGAAAAGATGCCTTCAATTTGAGAATCTGTAAGATCTTTGAAACCAAGAGAAGGTTCAGAACAAACTAGTGTGATTTCAAGTTCATTATTGAAAATCTTCATTGTAGATGATACATAGTCTTCTTCGTTCTCGATCAATTCGATCTCTGCTGAGATTTGATCTGAACCAAACATCTTAATTGCTTCAAGAACTTTGTTAGCGTCAAAGAAAGCAACTTTGATTTCCTTACCTTCAGGAAGATCACCATCGACAGTGAACAACTCTGAAATTGGCTGTGAATGCATTTTAACTGCATCACGTTGTGGTAGATAAACCGCAGATTGAATGTTACCGTTACGCAACTTGAAGTACAGGAATGAATCGATTGACTTCAGGCGATTAACGAACTCTACGAATTGGTTCTGATCTACGCGATTGATTTGAATTTTCATGCTTAATTATTTTCGTTTAGTTATTGTATAGTAAAATTGGTAATTTGTTTCACATAAAAAAACCCGCTCAAAGCGGGTTCTTAAATAATGCTATCCATCACAACTTAAGCAGTCAATCATTGCTCGTTGAGCAATATCTCCTCTTAGCACTGATTCTGTTCGCATGTAGTATAATGTCTTAACGCCTTGCTTATATGCCTCTAGGTGAACTTGATTGATGTACTTGGGTTCAGCCTCGTTAGGGAAGGCAAGGTTAAGTGAAACCGCTTGGTCAATGTATTGTTGACGAATACCAGCTTGACGAACTAATTCCATTTGATTGATTTCCTTAAAGGTCAAAAATACATCTTTGAATGGAACCCACTTGTCTTTTTCAATTTCAGAAAGTTTATCATATTCCTTTTGATTGATGTATGTGAATTTCTCACCTTCTTTGGCGTACCACTTGTCAAGAGATTCTACTCCTTGAACCGATCCACCATCTATCAAAATTTGATCCCAAACTTCTTTAGAGTTTAGTTTGATCATGTTCAGTGCCGTGTCAAGGGTTGGGTTCTTGCGAATGAATGTACCTTTTGCAGTTTGCTCGGTGAAAACGTTGGCAGCCCATGGCTCAATACCCGCTGATACGTTTCCTGACAGTTTTGAATTTGAAACTGTTGGGGCAATGGCACGAAGGTGTGTATTTCTCATACCTGTTCCAACACACCACAGTGGCTCGCCATACACTTTTGCCATGTCTCGTGAAGCTCGTTCCGATTCAATCTTAATTTGAGAGAAGATCTTACGTGTTTCAAATTGTGCGCCCATTGCGTCAAATGCAATACCTCTTTCTTGTAGGTACGTATGCCATCCAAGAACTCCAAGACCCAGTGCTCGACCTTTTTCAGCTGAACGAACAGAGTTCTCGAAGCCACGCATGTATTTTGCACGTGTGATAAACTCTTCTAGGACGCCGTCTAGGAACCATGTTGCAGTGTAAACCAGATCAGTGTCCTTCCACTCGTCGTATTTTGCAAGGTTGATTGAAGACAAACAACAAACGAATGAGTGGTTCTCGTCAGTATGAAGAGTAATCTCAGAACAAATGTTGGTCATAAAAACCTTTAACTGATTGTTCTTGTAAGCATCTGGATTTTGACGGTTAACGTTACCTTTAAACATGATGTAAGGCTCGCCGGTCGTTCTACGCTTACGAAGAACTGCAGCCCATCGTTTACGGGCTTCCTTGTCTCCTTGTTCAAGCTTCATCATAAATGAATCTGAGACAACAACACATTGGTGCATATTTAGAGATTGACGATTAACGTCTCCTTTGGGTTCTCTAATTTCTAGCCACTCCCAAAAGTCACCGTGCTCGATATCGATATTAACTGATGCTGCACCTCGACGAACTGAACCCTGATTTGTCGCTAGAATCGATGAATCGTAGATCTTAATAAAAGGAACTACGCCATCTGACGTACCGTTCTGTGAAATGTTCGAACCTGCAGGACGAATCATATTAACTCCAATTCCAACTCCGCCACCGTGTTTTGCAAGTAGCATCATTTCAAGATTCTTGTTACCAATCTCTTGAATTGAATCGCCTACATCAATACCAAAACATGAAATTGGTAGACCTCTTTCGGTTCCAGTGTTTGAGAAAACTGGAGTTGCTAGGTTCAACCAACCCTTCCACATGTAATCAAAGAATTTACTAGCCAAATCAGGCTTACGTAATCTCTTTGCTACAGTGGTAGCAACTCTCCAATATGCATCCTTTGGTGTTTCACCTTCTAAAAGATAACCTTTAGATACTGTTTTAACGTAAACTTCAGTGTTGGCCCATATTGGAAAGTCAACTCCAACTTCCCATCCTAAAAATTCACCATGATTAATTTCTTCCATTCTATAATTCTTATGTACTTTATACCGCTAGATTCAAATCTGTTTAAGAAAACAAATCGTCTTCATCCCAGTTTTCATCTTCACCAGCCTTTGAGTAATCCGTAGGGCGTACTGCGAAGAAGTCTGTATGTGTATGCCCGCCTGTTAAGTGATAGAACCAATCAAGTTCTGCGGCTGCTGATTCATCAAACTTAAAGATAGATTCATAACCAATTTCATTGAGCTTTTCATTGGCTCTTTTCTTGATGAACTCTTTTAAGTCTGATGCATTTAGATTTTCTAGATCGCCAGCTTCAAAAATCTTATCGATGTAATTCATTTCCATTTCGACCATAAGATGTGCAGCTTCTTCAACCTGTGATTGTACTGCATTTCTTAGGTCTGGATACTCTTCACACATTTGACGGAACAATTGACATCCCATTTTTGAGTGAAGAGATTCATCTCTAACTGACCATTTCATTTGCTGACCAATACCCTTTAAAAGGTTTCTCATTTGAAACGAGTATAGAACCGCAAATGAAGAATATAGAGCTACTCCTTCGGCAAAGGCTGAAAAAATAGCCAATGAACGAGCAACGTCTTTTCGAGCTTCCGCTGACCTAGCCAAATCTTCATGGGTGTAATCCGCTGTAGTACCCATCAAGAACTCAAAACGTGCAGCTGTTGAAGGCTCATGTAAGAATGCCTTAAAATCCTCAAGGCCTAATGTTTCGTTTAGATATGAATACGCTGTTGCATGGATGGTTTCTTGCGAACCAAACATCATTGCCATTTGCTTAATTTCATGTTTAGGGAACCAATTGGTTACCATGCCGGTCCAATAATCAGAAACTGCACATTCAGTCTGTGCAAACCCCAATAAAATGTTACCGACCAAATTCTTTTCAGATGCTGAAAGATTTTCATTCCAATCTTTCACGTCGCCTTGCATCGAAATCTCCGTATGAAGCCAAAAGGCCTGTGCTTGTTTTAGCCATCCCTCTGTGTAATAAATTGGATATTCAAAGGGCTTAAATTCTATTCTTTCTTTAAATAATTGAGATTTTGACATTTTTTAAAAAACGTATTTTTTTTACTATTGCTATTAGACGACAAAGGGTCCTTAATTCATTAGAACTGATGGACCCGGGGTGTAACTTTACGATACATTGTATATATCATGGCTGTTACGAGGGGCTCGAAATATAATAACTGATTAAAATCCTTTTAGTACCTTTTTAGCTTCTTCAGCTTTAGTGAAATACTCGTAAGATTTTGCCTTATATTCTTTACGCTGTGTGTAAAGATCTGAAAGAATTTGCTTCAATATTGAATCTTTCTTATCGTACACAACTCCGTTAACACAGACGATTTCATCTTCATTCTTTCGTCTTTCAGGAATCTCAGACTTTGGAATGATTTCTTTATATGAGTCAGGTGAGATGTTAAACTGTCGCATGATTGAGGGGTACAGTGAAGCAAAGTCAAATGCAGATACACCTTGATAGAAACCAACAACCGGTTCTTTAACATAAGCACCAGCATATTGGCCATCCTTTGAACCTTCATCTCTTTGTTCTGATCCAATTCTCTTATTAAGGGCTGACATCTTACGTGCAATCAGAGCTTCCGTTACAGCAACTGGTGATGCAGCTTTATAGAGAGGCATCTTGGTGATTGAAGCCAGGGTCAATAGAACTTCCATTGACTTAAGCTGTTGATCTATATAATAGACTAGACATGAGTCAACTACGTTATAGAATACGTATTTTGTAAAGTCATTCTCGTAAAGGTCCTGTAAGGATCCATTATACTTGATCTTATTTGTCTTCAGTACTTGACCAGATACATAATCCAAAGCATTAGATTCTTTTACCTTGACCGTGCGATCGTACTTATCATACAATTGCATGTAATCTAAGATGCCGATGTGCAGCGGTCTAGAATCATTCTTATCAAGTGATTGAGTCATTGAGGCTTCTTTGATGTCAATCTGGAGACGCTTACATCGGTTAACGATATATTGCCAGTCATAGTTGATAAAGTTCCAGCCCGTCATCATCGGAAACTTAGGTAAGAACCGATAAATGAATGTTGCCACCATGTCATGTTCATTCTTAAACTGACGGTATTCAAAGGTCCAATCCTGATCGAATTGTTTGAAGTATTCATTAGTGTCAGCTTCGATTTTCTTAACTTTTTCAAGAGAAAGTTCTTCTAATCCAAGAACAATGGCCTTACGTTCTGGCGTAATGATTGAGAATGTTAGGATTCGTGATTTGGCTTCTTCAGCTTTAGGGAAACCATCTACGATCTCGGTTTCAATATCGACAAAGTATGTACGAGGAAGATTGTATGCAAAGATTTCTTCTTTGTCTCGTTCGGGTAAATTGTCTAAGTAATAGATCAAAGAGAACTTATTGAACTGGCGAGCAGGACCCAACTTGATAGGACGACCGTCCCAGTTTGTCAAGGTCTCATGTTTATAACGATCCATTGGATCGGTGATGTACCAGTTCTTAAATTGCTCAACAGGGTAGCGCTTGAAATTAACCTTGCCTTCCTTGTCGTAATATGAAATAATGACTTCTTTGTCTCTTTGTTCTACGTCTAATAACATTAGTATCCTCGGTTTTGACGATCGTGATTCTCTGCGTTCTTGGCCATGTAAAGGTTGACTACATCTTTTGAAGTCATACCGATTGAAATTGCGAAATTCATGAAGAAGTGCAAGCCATCAACCCACTCATAGTAGAGTTCCAATCGATCTGCTTCACTAAGATCTTCAACTTTCATGTCAACTGCCTTAGCGTTATCCTTCTTCCAGTACTTCCATGCAGCTGAACCAATTCCATCGTTAACACCTCCTAGTGAATCGAACATTTCGTTTAGTTCATCACTTAGAGCGTGCTTGTTGACCATCCAAAAGTCTGCAATCTGCTTAAGGGTCCAACCTGTGAAGTCAAATCCAAGGCGAGCTTGTAATTCTTTTTGCTTGTTGTAGATTAGACCAAAGGTGTCTTCAACGCCTGTGTAGAAATCTTCTACGTTAAGGTCTGAGCATTTATTATCTGTGTTTGCCATATATCTTGTACTTAGAAAAGTGAATTTGTTTGTAAAGTAATTGGCTTTTCTGTTTGTCTTTTATTAACACTTGCGATAGCATTGAACAAATCAGTGTTAACAACTTCAGGTGCATTGTGCAATTTAGCTAGACGGAATGAATTCTGTCTGAATTCATCTCGACGCTTGTGATCAGCTGCCAATTCTAGAATCTGAGGAATTGAAGCTTCAACGTTATTCTTATCAACGAAGATTGCAAAATCTTTTAGTTGACTGAAAGGAACCCCTTCAGTACGGTGAATAACGTGATCTCCCCAGTGTTTATCAAACAAAGGAATGGTACCTGCTGCAATTACCTCGCACATTGCATACTCAATCATTGAGCCGTAAAGGCGTTCGGGTAGGTTAAAGAATTCTGCACCAAACATTGAGTTTGACAACTCACCCATACCTTCAGCTAGATTATAAGGACCGTAAATGTAGACCTTATCAGTGAGTTGAGGATATGTGACTGGATTCTTCGTGTCATGGACTTCAAATACATCTTGACGTGGAGTGCGATCATCGTTCAAGAACATTGGTAGGGCACCAATAGAACGTTCAACGCCTCGAGCTTCAGTTACCACGTCTTCATTTTTCAAAAGGTTCATCAAATCAAACATTCTGAATGGATCCTTAAATCCAGCGAAACGACCAAAGTAAGTGATTCTTCGAGTCTGCTTTTCAGCTGATTTCCAAACAGGCTTCCAAGCATCGTAATCGTAAGGATTGAGATTCATCTCAATCAATGGAGTGTTTGGAGCGTGCTCACGCATTTTGTTTGCGAAGTTAGATGTCAACGAGTAATTGAACATTGCATCCATTTGACTCATGATCTCCCAATAGCGATGGTTCTTATTAAGATTCGCCATGTTGTGGTCAAGGCAGTTACCAACCTTTACTGGTTTGGTTAGACCATATACACAATGTTCGATAAAGTCTTCGTTAAATTCATCACCTACTGATTTGTGAGGGAATGAAGTGTAATAGACCACATCACATTCGTTCAATTCTTTAGCGACCTTAGGAATGTCTTTGCGCTTAAAGTTAGTTGCAATAATGTCAGTTGACTTGTGACGAGGCCACATCTTTTCTGTTGCTGCGTAAATGGTTGCTTCGTGACCTTCTTTAATCAACCAGTTGTAAAATTCAATGGTGTGGCGAGTCAATCCACATCCTTCTACTCCTTTAGCTAGTACTAATGCTATCTTCATTTTAAGAAACGTTTAGTTATTTTATACACGAAGTGGGATTTGTTTAATCCCACCAGTATCTTATGTTATGTTCAATCATTCTCCACAGGATGTCATGGGCTCGTTTGGTTTTATATGCAGTTATTTTCATCTGCTCTGACCAAATTTGCATGATCTCTTCGTTGTGTTGATCATCAACTGCCTTTTCCCATCTAATGTCAAGAGAATACATGCCAGTTGCTTTGTTTTCAATAAACTCAAACTTTTGCTCGCCGTATATCTTTTCCATCATGGCTGTCATTTCGTCATGATACTTTTCATCATATACAATGTCCATTAGTTTGATGACAGTTCTAATTCTAGAAGCTTGATGAAGAGAATCACGACGATAAGATTTAGAAGATTCAAAGAACTTGGCCTGACGTTCAAGTTGGTGCTTGAATAATTCTACTGAGTAACGGAAATCAAAGTCATAACCCTTCCAAATCATGGGTAGAAAGTCGATGACACGTTGTATTCTTCTAAAAATATCTTTAATCATTTTCATATTTTATTTCAAGATTTCCAGCTATTTGATACGCTTCGGCCAGTTTGTCGTTAGCCTCGTCAATTAGCGTTTGAATGTCTTTATTCAACTTAGCAACTGGATGCTGAGTCAAATTGTTTTCAATCACCATCATAATGACGCTCAATCGATCTGTCATTTCATGATAGTGAAACTCATCAAGTTTAGGCATTCTAGCCATTACATTGCAGGGCCTACAGGTGATGTACGAGGCTTTGGAGTGGTATTGATTTTGATCAATACTTCAAACACGTCTTCTCCGCACTCGAATTTGACATACTCTCTTGAGTTTTCAACCACACTTGTAATCAATGGGCTTGTATATGCAGCTGAGTTTTTTACCTGTGTTTTTTTCAAGTTTGCCAGATCTAATGAATTAATATCTGCAACCTCGAGTTCGAGCGCCATTGCATAATTTAGGGCTGGATTGGTTTCAATTCTCTTACCAACTTTGTCTTTAGCCGTGTAAGAAATCCAGTTTAATTTGTCTGCGGTCATAAATTCTTGACCGTTCTTTTTGATTGTGAAGTTAGCTTCCATGTCCTTTGATATGTGATAGTTTTTCGACCATTGAATTTATTCTTCGTTTATACGCTTCAGCCTTTTCAGTGTAACCGTTTTCGATGGCTCGATTGTAGCGCTTTTGAAGTTGGTGTAGTTTGTGACCTAACCTTTTAGATTCAAAATGTTCGATAATTCTTTTCATTACTCCGTTTTTAAGTCGTCTAATTTAACATAGACTGGTTCATTTCCATGGTTTTCAAATACCACATCAACGAATATAACGTTATAAAACTCGTAGAAATCCTTGATGGATCCACGTCCAAATTTTGGATGGTGGACTTGGGTTCCTTTACTCAGTAATTGGGTACTCATTCTTCTCGTTGATGTAGTTTTCTAAACCTTGAATATAACCAACCGCATCTAAGAGATTATCGCGCTTGTGATTGTAGCTTTCACGTGAAAACTTAAGAGCGATTAAAGCCATGTACATTTCACGACCGGTAACATTTAAACCTGTCATACCGTTGAAGACCATCGCTGCACGATCCATGCCTTCAGAGAAGGGGCCATACATACGATCTTTTTCTTCTGAACGATTATTAATAAGCTCGTGAGCTTCTAGTGCAATTGATTTGTTTTCCATATAGATTATACGTAATTAAAGGTGTTTAGTTTCATTGACCCACTCGGGTTTTCCATTGGCGAGACCCATGATCTTGATGTGCTTGCCGCCTGCAATTCTCTTGGTCTTTTCAATTGCCTCTCTGTGAGTTCGAGCCCACACGCAACAAACGAAATCTTGTCTTTTACTCCACGCTGATTGCATTTCACGCTCATCTTCGTAGTGTAAGTAATAGACCACAGTTGCTTTGGGTTCGTTTTGCTCTCGTTCAATCTTTTCAACCTCTTGACGAGCCCAATCGATGTACCAGTTCAAAACGTGATCTTCCGGATCAACTGAATAATCATACAGCTGGAAGATCTTCCATGAATCGAGGGCGTACTTACCAACTCCTGTTAAATCTCCCAACCGATCCACAGGGATGGTGACAGGATCTTTGAAAGTGTCTGTTAATTCGAGCCACTCGCGGCTAAATTGTTTCCATTGTTTAGCTCGTCGATTATAGAATCCAAGAGATCGAATGATTTCAATGATCTCTTCATCTGATGCAAACATCAATTCCTCAGGCGTTGGAAATCGATCAAAGAAGTTATACCGTACCTTTTCTACCTGTTTGTAGTTGGTTTGATTCAACATCATACAGACGATCATCATCTGCCATGGGTTGTCTCTAAGTTGTTCTTGGCGGGTGTTCCAGGGTGATGTCTCAAGCCTGATTCTCAGCATCGTCTTCCTTTTTAAGATCTTCTAACTTCTTTTTCTCGGCTTCAACTTTATTTTCTAAGTCTTCAACTGTTGTTCCATTAAAAAGGGTTAGAATGACTGAATAGATTACCAATGGCCAAACCAAAATCATGTATAGTCTTTCAGCCGTAGTGTATCGATTCTTTTCGTAGGTTTCTTCATCAACTACATTGCGAATGTTGTAATGCATTAGATCCATCAATAGTGAAAAGAAGATGCCTAGGCCAAGGTAGATTTGTGCGTATGTTAGAATACTCATAGAATAGAGATAAGAAGAGCGGCACTAGGCCGCTCTTCAATTAGAATTAGTTGAGCAATTCTCCAACTTGGGTTCCAAAACCGGAGAAGGGAGATCGAACCTGATTGCCAAGGTTCCAATCTTTACCAAGAATGTTACCGGCTTGAACCATCAAGCGAGTACCATCGTGTGCTTGTACACCTTCAACGATGTCTTGACCGTGTGTTGCAAAGTGAGTGACTCCGTTAACGATAGACCAGATAGATTGGTCAGTTGTTGCGTTAGCAAGTTCTTTAGAGTTCAACTCGCTAGTTGAAACTCCAGCACGAGAGTAAGCTAATTCATTTTGTGCCAAAGGAATCCAGTTGTCTGCACGATCACCTGCACCTGCATCTTTAATCAACTTGTGAGCCCATTGCATTTCCTTCAAAGAAGCTGCAGTGTTCTTGGCCTTCTTAACCAATGAGTCAAACTCAGTTGGCATGAATTGGCGCTTAGCAAGATCACGAAGGTACTCGTTGAACTTTTCCATTGAATCAGCTGTCAATGAAGTCAAGTTGTAAGTGTCAGCTGCCATTGA